ATCGAAGGGAGTACAAAAGATCTCTATGTAGAAAGAGTGCCCTTCTTTCATAGTAAAAAAGGTTGTGTTACCCACCGTTTGCTCTAGACGGTGGGTTTTTTTTTTATACCCCGACTATATTGGGATTGTATGTTGTTTTTAATTTTCTTGAAATATAATCTGATGATTTTCCATAACTCATAATTCTTCGATGATCATCTATGAATAACGATAAAAATTCTGGTTTTAAAATTTTAATTCTTCTTTTTTCTTCATTTAATTTTACTTCGTAATCATATCTTGTAACTTCTACAACTATATTATTTGGACTTACATAAATTGGTTGTCCTGCATTATTTAAATATTCAAAACTAAAATTAGAATCCACTTTGAGACCAGCTGGAACCACAACTCGATTAAATTCATCGACTATCTTTCGAGTTTCATGATGTTTAACCTTGAGTATATTTTCTTCTGATCCATATTTTTCTAACATATATTCATGAAGATCATTATGTTCAAGTGGCCACTGATCTCTGATATTTTGAATATTGTTTGTTGTTAATATAACCCAATCTAATTCTGAATCATCATACACTTGTTTAGCAACCATATCTGGTCTCATACCTTGACCAATATAATAGTAATCGAAAGCAGTAATTGCTTGATCAACATCAGTTCTTAACTTAGATCTTCTGAATATATTTTTTACAATAATCCTTTGTTCTACTTTATTTTTAGTAGGTAGCAACGAAGGATATGCAATGTTTGGTAATTCTTGAAAGTATGCCATTAGTAACCTACCGAATCTGTTGGAACAAAGTCACCCATATTACTATATACGAATGGATCTTCTTCATAATCAGTGTTGAATAGTGGTTCAAGTTCTTTAAATTGTAATGATAAAATGCATGATGTTGGTTGTCCCTTTTCATATGCATTCCACATACCTTCAGGTGTGTAGTTCACAGCAGCACCAACACAAGCACAAGTTTTCATTCTCATCACAGAAATATTCTCATTACCAAGTTCTCTCTTTAATTTTGACGTTCTAAAAGTAACATCAAAAACGTTTGGTGTCCCTAGAAAGTATGCTCCTCCACCACTATTTGCTTGCATTTTCTTTGCGGCCATACCTTGTTTAAAGAAACGAATAATATTATTAATACGAATTGCCTCCTCTCTACTACGAGGACTCATTTTCCAATCAAATCGAAATGCTCGAAGTGTAGGTGCATTGAATAGTAATTGTAAATTTGAGTTTGGAACTACACCTGCACCTCTTGCTAAAATTGCTTCTGGAGAGACACCAAATCCGACTAAGTTTAAAAGACTAGAACCAACAGTGCTTCTTGCTAGTAAATTTGCGTTCGGACTTTTCTGTGCATCTTTTAAAAATTGAATTATACCTTGAAAACTATCTCCAGTTCCAGTAAGTATGTTACTAACAGCCTCCCCAAATCCTTTATTTCCTGAAGCAATATCTTGTAAAAAATTAATACCTGTATCAAGACCACCAGCAGCAATGGTTGCAGCTGCAGCAGTGATAGCATTTAGTTGATCTTCACCCCATGCCACATTATTCGAATCACTTAACTGATTTGGCATTGGTAGTTTGACTAAACCTATATGTTCCTCTTTTGGTGATTGCATTGATAATCCATTTAAAAGAGTGTTCTTTGCTTGTCTTCCCGATAATTGAAGTGAATTTAAATTATCTGTGAGATCACCACGACGAGCAAGTCCATAATTTGGATCATCATCATCTCTACCAAAAGCATCTAAAACAGTTCCACCCCTACCTCTTCCAGAAGTATCTTGAGCATTACTAAGTTGTGGTGCGAATAAAACTTCTGGATTTACTGCCTTGTAAGTAAATTGATTTATTTGTATATAATCTTGTGTGTTGCCATAATCTGCATCTATTGGATACTTGAGATTTCTCAAATTTAATTTCTGCAATACACGATCAGATCGTTGTATTCCTTTAAAATTTTCTGGATTAAATACATCTGCTTTTTCCTCCTCATCATCTACAATTTCTTTAGATACTCCTGTTGGATTTCCATTTTCATCATAGATTATATTTGGATTTAATTTTTTTGGATCACCAGCATCAAAGAAAAAATCATCATATTCAACAACTCCGTTGAGTCTATCTTTTTTTATTTTTGTTTTAATAGTATTTGTTCCTTTATTATAAAGTTCATCACTAAGAAAATTTTCATACCCTTCAGTCTTTACTCCATTTCTAACTATGACAGTTCCCTCTGATTTGGTTATTCCTCCATCAAGACCAAATCCACTTCCACCTAACTCCACTGTCTCTGGTTCTCTTATACTCCAACTTGTCCCCTCTTCATTTGACCATAATTCATATGGTTTTGTTTGGCCAAACCTATAATTCCTAACAGTTCCATTTTTATTTCTTACCACAGATCCTTTCAAGGTTCCTACTGGTTTTTCTGATGTAGTTGACATTTAAATACTATCCCAAGCTTTCTGTGGTGATACCTTCTGCCCATATTTATTAGAAAAATTCTCAGTCACTAATTGTGCGACACTTTCATACTCTTCGGGATCAGGTGGAATAATAAAAATATCTCCGATGTTACTTAAAAAATATCGATGTAAAGTCTTCTTTGGTAGTATGGCACCTACTCTATTTATGAGTCCTTTTGCAATCCTATCACGGTAATCTGGATTTAAATAATGTAGATTACCACCAAGTATCTTATCTTCTTGTAAATCCATTACATACACGAGTGGTCTACGATCATAGAACGGATACTTATCTGGAAACTGAGCAGTATATGAGAAGAAACAAAGTTCTCCAACCTCTGGTAAACGAACCTCTGCAACCTCTGATAGTTCAGTATATAATTCATTTGCAAACCAATCTGGCCCTGTGTTTGCTATACCTTGTGCTCTCTCCCTTATCTTTTCACCGATAGTCATTTGATACCCAGATTATCCTCGGTCATAATTTTAAATTCAAAGTTACGATCAGCACAGAATTCTCGTGCTGCTTTCCACTTTGCTTGATTGACTGCATATGTTTTAACAGAATGAACCCATGCCTTCGTTCTTTTCTTTGGATTGGTGCTCGGCATCTTTGTTTCTTTCTTTGGTTTAATTTCTACCACCATAGTTCTTTTGTTTCCTTTCTTGTCAATGTACTTAACAAAAAAATCTGGGAAGTAACGATGGATACGGTTATCAATTGGAGAACGATAAGGAATCCAAAATTCTTCTGATCGCCACTCACTTACTGTCTCATGCAAGTCACAGTAGTTCATAAACTTTCTTTCCCACAAAGACCTATAAATAATATTTTGGGGATTCCCTTTATACTTTTTCGGGTATCTTGGGTAATACTTTCCTTTATATGACATACATATATTATCAGGAACAATTTAGAAACTATTTAGATGGCAATAAGATCAGAAGATTTATATCTCAGCATACCTAATGCGAGTCCAATATTTTCAAGACTGGCAATTTCAAGTCAGTTTAAAGTATCATTGGATTTAGTTCGCAGAAGTCAGGTGGGTGATAACTTAGGATTATTTGAGTACTTAACGAACTGCGGATTATTTAATGATACAACTTCTACAAGTCAGAAGTATGATTTCTTATGTTCTCAAGCGTCATTACCTGGTGCAACTTTTGATGTTTCTGAAGAGATGGGAAGTCGTCAGGGAATGATAGAAAGATTTGCTTCGAGAAGAGTTTATAATCAATTCGATTTAACATTTTATATTGATGATAACTATGATGTCTTGAGAATGTTTGAGGAGTGGATGAATTATATTAATCCTGTTTATAATGAGTCAAATGGTAGGTATGATGGAAGTGAATCAAGTCAATTAGATTCTTACAGAGAGAGGAATACTTATTCTAGATTCAGATATCCAGATGATTATCGAAGAATGATAGCAATCACTAAATTTGAAAAAGATTTTCTACAAAATCCAAATGATGTTAATAATTCATTTAAGAATATGCCATTATTGACTTATCGTTTTATAGATACTTTTCCTGTAGATATTAATGCAGTTCCTTTATCATATGATGGGAGCACTGTATTACAGGTAACAGTTGTCTTTAGTTACTTAAGACATACAATAGAGAAGCATGGAAACGCACAAAAATCAATAAGAGAAAAATTATATGAAAAACAACAAACAACAGTTAATGCAGGAAATTATACTTCAAATATTGCAAACGAAATAATTAATGGGTCTAGCACTGCTGATCCAGTAGGATATGTTGATGGTTCAGCATACTTTGGGCCTTTCCATGTTCACCAGAAAGCAGATGGAACAGTTGTGAAGATGGTGGGTGCTCAACACATAGCAGAAGCACATGCAATAATATACGATACAGTTGAAGAAAGTTTGACTCGTAGTACAATTTCTGGAACTTTAGTATCATCTAGTTTGCCAGAACAACAGCAAGAGCAACAACAGGAACAACAGCAACAGGAACAACAGCAAGAACAGCAACAGGAACAACAGCAAGAACAGCAACAGGAACAACAGCAAGAACAGCAGCAAGAGCAACAACAGCAAAATAACAACAACCAACAACAGCAGAACCAAGGTGGTGGTGGCGGTGGATACGGTTACTAAAACCTTGCTATATACAATACTGAATAGAATATTATGCCTTTACCACAAATAACAACCCCGACTTATGATTTAGTTTTACCATCCACTGGCAAGAAAATAAAATATAGACCATTTCTTGTTAAAGAGGAAAAAATATTAATTCTCGCATTAGAGAGTGAAGATCAAAAACAAATTACGGATGCAATTAAAACCACTTTAAAATCTTGTATTCAAACAAAAGGAATTAAAGTGGATAATTTACCGACATTTGATATTGAATATATTTTCTTAAATATTCGTGGAAAATCGGTTGGTGAATCTGTAGATGTTGTTGTAACATGTCCTGATGATAATAAAACAACCACTGAAGTTAAAATTTATATTGACGAAATTAAAGTGACAACAGATGATCAACATACTTGTGATATAAGTTTAGATGGAGTTCATACATTAAGAATGAAATATCCATCATTAGATCAATTTGTTAAAACTAATTTTAACATTGATAATGATCAAGTTTCTGTAGAGGATTCTTTTGATATCATAAGTTCTTGTATTGATGTTGTTTTTAGTGAGGATGAATCTTGGTCATCATCTGATTGTACAAAAAAGGAACTAAATGATTGGTTAGAAACTTTAGATTCAAAACAATTCAAGATGATTGAAAATTTCTTTGCAACTATGCCAAAGTTATCACATACGATTAAAGTAGTTAATCCAAAAACAAAAGTTGAAAGTGAAGTGACGTTGGAGGGAATAACAAATTTTTTCGAGTAGTTATGGCTCATATGGATCTTGAGTCATACTTCAAACTTAATTTTGCCTTAATGCAACATCATAAATACTCTTTGACTGAAATTGAAAATATGATGCCTTGGGAGAGAGACATCTATCTTGGACTACTTAATCAGTATATTGAAGAAGAAAATTTAAAAGCACGACAAGCAAGTATGTAAATGATTAAACCTGCAATTGCACCAACAAGAGTTTTTAATCCTATAAGTAGAGGGTTATTTACTGCTGCAAAAAATAGTGTAAATCAGGTACAAGAGTCAACTCAAAAAATTTCAAAAGGTCTTAACAAAGATCAAAAATTCTCTATGAATTATGTTCAATTTTTTGGGGCAAAAAAGACAACTAAAATACTTAGAAAAAATTTAAAATCATTAACTAAATCACTAAAAACAACTTTTGATATTGCAAAAAATATGAAGAATGCAGTATCAAAAATGGCAAAAGGTGGTGGATTATTAAAAGGAATAGTTGGTAGTGTTGGTGGTGCTTTTCTTGGAGGGTTATTTGGTAAACTTGCCATAGCAACTCTTGCAGGAATAGCTGTTGGTGGTATAGGATTTTTACTTTACCGAAATGCAGGAACATTTTTTCAATTTTTAAAAGATAGAATAAATGATTTTAGACCTATTGTTGAAAGTATATTATCTAATTTTTTACTTAATTTAACTGTAAGAACAGGAGATATAGATGCTGCAAGAGAAAGCGATCAGATGATATCGGAAAGGGCAGATGAATTGATGGAGGATAATCCAAAATTAACTAGAAAACAGGCATTGAATCAGGCAGTGAATCAACAATTAGAGGAGATTGATAATAATATTGCGAAGTTAAAAGAGGATAAAAGAAATGCGAGTGGATCGGAAAAAAAAGACATTAACGCAGCTATTCAAAATTTAAATAGACAAAAAAATTATATAAAAACTGGAACTCTTAAGAGTAGAGATAATGCATTTGTTCAACTTTTAAGAAACACTCTTAGAACTTCAGTGGGAATGGATGTTGAAGGTGTTTCTGAATTAGGCCCAGATTTTCTAGGGTACTCTGAATTAAGTCAAGAAGCAAAATTAAATAGACTTTTAAAAACACTAGAAAATAATAATCTTGAAGATCTTAAATTTAATGCATTAAGAAGTGCAAATGTAAATTTAGCTAGAGGGGGAGAGAGGGAAAGATTTAATCAAGATTTATTAAATATCATCGCTGCAAAAGAAAAGAGTCAAATAGAGGGAACTCCATTTAATTTCACAGAAAAAGATCTTTTACCTGCTACTTTTCCTTTTCTAAATTTAATTCCTTTACAGAATGAAAGTAAGAAAAAGTTTAAAAATTTATTTTTAAAACCTCTTCCTGAAGATAAAAATGTTAATGTTATAAACGGACAAAATCAAAGTTCAACGATGGGTAATAATAATGGTGCAGAAGTTTCAAGCACCAAGGCAGATGGTGGCCGATCAGAGATTGCATTTTTATCACCCCAAAACTTTGATTC